TTTTTTTTTTTTTTTTTTTTCCGTCTGTTTAGAGAAATCTTTCCGACGTTGATTAGTGGATCGCTCCATTCATTCAATCGAATCATCTCTATTGTACAGATGCTACTCCTCTTATTGAGGGCGAGTTCAGACTTATCGCCGATGATGACATCACATGGTGTCAGAGCAAAGCCGCCTTGTCCTAGAATGGGAATTTCACCCAATCTCTCCTCAACAGTTTGAAGTGGAAAATGGAACTTCTGTGGTAAAAACTTTAGACATCCACAGTTCCTCCTCGCTGCTCAACCAGCGGGACTTCAGAAAACTGGTACCGAGCCGGCAACAAGTCGCCATGCCCAGCACGCCATGCATCAAACACATCCTGGTAACCTACGGTCGGGAAAGGTCGCACACTGCACCTAGACCTGTGCCAAGATTGAAGACATCGGGATCTGAAATCGCGGAAGAAATCCTCTCCCCAGAAGAACGCCTCTCTCAGAGCGCCTCGAACATTCTCACTCGTTGCATCGACTGCAGAGTCACTTGCGTGAATCCACAACACAATGCGTTGAATGACAGACTTGTCGAGAGGTGCCCTGACCTTTCCACAATCCTCATCAAAAGAAATAAACCTCCTTTTCAGGAAAGTCACCTCTTCGAGAGTCTTGATTCTGAATCCAGCACTTTCGTCCTTATCTCCGGGGGTGATGTGCATACCCAGCTCTGAGATTACCTTCTTCATGGCATCTCCATTGAACCAAGCGGTCACATCGGCTCTCGTTGCTTTCAGCATGTCATCACCATAAAGAGCCAACGAGACTCGCTCTCTAAAGTGGGGAAGGGACTGAATGGTGGGTGTCCCTCGTTCATCACAAATCCTACTCCACACATAGTAAACTAGCATGTCGTGAAGATCCGTGTTGATTTCAGCCGTGATTGCACAGCCCGACTTGTTTCCTCCATGGGTTCTCATGAGCCAGGGTCCCACTTGAACATTCATGTACACAAGTTGATCCATCAGAGCCCTTCTGACAACAAATCCTGCAGAGCCAGGTTTATCTCCATACCAGGCTGACACTCGATCAGCGTAGACGGAGAACCACTCTGGATGCAAAGACCTATCCCAGTCGGAATAATCAAAGTCCTCGATGTCTTTTCCTTTCGCTTTCAGCTTTCGGCTGAGATCAGTCCAGTCACGGTTCACATCGATTCCGACACATGAAGAAATCCTCCCCGCCAAAGAATGTTGCTTTGAAATCCAAGTTCCAAAGTACTTGCGAATCAGCAGATTGAACATCATTGGCAAAATGATGAACGTCCGCGTCTTCTTCGCAGCCACTTTCTCCTCGGTCCTCAACTCATCTTTCAGACAGGCATATGCTGTGACGGGGACTCTTCGCCCTGATCTCAGCATATCTTCCTGCTTTCGGAATTCATCCCACGCATCGGGTGACATCGTTCTCTGATTGTCATCTCCCATCGTGATCCATTTTGTCTTTCCCGGATGGCCAGCTCTTTCAAAGACAAGCGGAATTCCTGGTGAGGTTTTCAACTCAACTCCTTTCAGCCCTTGTCCGTGGATGCCATTGAGAAGCTCATCATCATCGAGGAGTCTCCTTTGACCTCCTGCTCTGATGACTTGATCCTCATCAATGAATTGTTCCAATGTTCTTTTCAGAGTCCTGGGGCAGATCTTTCCATACTCCCGTGAGAATCCTGACATTGACTTCGCTAAGATGTCAACGTCCCGATCTCGAAGAGCAGAAGGCAAATACTGCTTCTCTCCTGGCAGCTTCTCGAACAGTTCATTGAGAGGAGACCTCAACAGTCTCGTCTTTCCGGGTTGGGGAACAACCTTCTTTGCTCGACCAACAAGTTCAAGTGAAGAGTTGCACATTTCCTGCACGTACTCTGGTGCATCAAACCATGCTTCCTCGTCCTCCTGTTCATACCGATGAGGTTCTTGTTGCAGAATCATGGATTGCTCACACTCGAATTTGCTGAGAGCATCGTCGATTTGAGCTTGGCAAAGTGCCTCAAAATATGAGGAGTCATGTTGCGTGCTAATAGCAACTTGAATTCCAAACAATGTTGGCGCTCTGCTAACTCTTTCATCGGCAATTAAAGGACTGCCGGATTGTCCCTTCAGGCACAGCCCCTGGAAAATGAATCCTTTGATGACTTCCGCCATCTCAGCTCCAGTTCCCATCTTGTACAGCACAGGTTCATTTTCAGTGAATGCCGTCACTTGGCCAATAAACGTCTCAGTCGACGGATAATGGCTTGCAGTTGCAGCAGTCATCACTTCAGGCAAACTCCCAGAGAAAAACTTCTTTGAAATATCTCGGAAATTATCTACTCCAGATTCCACATTGTAGAGGACTGCATCCTCTGCTCCGGGAACCCGAACCAGATTCTCTGGTTTGAAAGCCACCTTGCACGACACTGGTGATGAGTATTTTGGATATCTTGTCACCACAAGCGTCGCATCAGTGTCCATTCCAACAAAGAAATGTCTGCATGTCAGCAGAACTTTGTCCTTGATGAAAATCCCGTTAAGCGCAAAGGTATCCAATGGACCACCTTCCCAAGAGATCTTGACCACATTTTTGTGGAAAATACTATCCAGGAAGTTGGACCTCACAGCTTGCACTGCTCGGGGTCGGGATCGCCCGACTTCGTGATTGTAACTGGGGGTGTGCATCGTTGCACGCGGTTTGGTTCTGCCAACATCGTGTGAATATGATGCATCTGCATTCATCTCTCGCCATGAGCCGCCACTAGGCCCGAATCTTTTAACTGAGAAATACACCAGAGCCATTGCTGAAACACCAGCAAGGATTTTCCAGCACCAGCCTGATGAAATCTTCTCCCAGAAAACATCGATCCTCTTTGTGCTTTCCACGATAGCATCAATTAAGTTGCTGATCGTATCTTTCACGCTGAAGATTCCGTCTTCAAAGCCTGCAGATTGCTCTGCGTTGACCCGTCCATAGATTCTTCGTGCCACGGCAATTGCTTCCTGCACATACTCAGTGTCCCACTCATAATTTCGCATTGAGGCGATCATCACTTTATCATACTCGTAAACTACATGGTCTGCGAGATCTGGAGTAGTCAGCCTTCCAGTGGCTGAGAAGTGATAGATCGGAAATCGGCAATAGAAAAGAACTGTCATCATGCGATTAAACGCAGTTTGGTCCATTTCAAGCGCCCAATTTTGTGCGACCCAATTCTCTCCTCGAACAAAAGGATGATCAAATTCGAAACCGGGGACTCCCCATTGTCTGGTTGGCATGTCATCGAACACGTCGGGAGTGAGCGGTCGAGCAGGTGGCTCTTCCGGTTCCTCCACTCTTTGACAAGATTGCTCTGCCAAAAAAGCAAGGAAACCCTCACTATTACCATTGTTGACTTTGTCGATCAATGTTGTTTGAGCAGCAAAGTGCCTTTTGTAATCCTCCAGGATGAACTTAACCATATGATAGTAGCTCTCGAATTTTACTCCGGGATCTGACGAATTCAACGGGTTCATCTTGTAGAATTCCAACCCCCAGTTCAGTCCAGGATCAATTTTTGCGGATGGAACGGCCTTTATCAACACATTTCTGCGTCTCAAGAAAGCCTCATTGCTCATGATCTCGTGCGTTCTGTTGGGCCAGAGCTCATTGGAGGTGCACAGCACCATTTTTGACCTGAAGGGACATTTCTTATCCTCCAGGGCTGCTTGCGTCATGTTCGCTGGGACAGATGAGACCCACTGGATGAACTGCATCGCAGAAGACTGTTTTAGCGTACCAGCTTTATCCTGGCAAACATCATCAATTCTCATTTGATACTGCCCATTGTATCCTGTGTGGTACTCTTGCGTAAAGTTTGCAGTGAACGTCCAGTTATCCTGTGAGGGAATCTGGTATCGCTCAGCATCCTCATGCTGAAGAGCACTCATCAAGTCAGGAGACAGGTGAGTCATCGTGACGGATTTCCCCCCACCGGGAACTCCGCCGAGCCAAATCACGTAAGGAACAAATCGAATGTTTCCCACGTTCTGCTTATTTCCTGCGTTTCTCACGCGTCCCTCAAAAGTCCGAAGACTCTGACTCAAAAGAGACACGGTCCCAGTGGGAATGTTGAATGCTGACGCAATCTGTCCACTGAGAACACGGGATAGCACGCCGCAGATAGCAGTGCCTTTGTTCAGCTTTTCAAGGTCACATGACATGACTTCTTCTCCTTCGGGGGTGTTCAACTCTGCAAACACTTTGAACAACTGAGCCGCATTAACGGGTTCGTCATTAAAAGTGAATTTGAGAGAATCTACTGCCTTAACAACAGAGTCCGCAGGGGATGTTCCGAAGTAATTCAGCACACACTCCTTAACGAAGGAAGAGAAGTCACGCACGCAAGCAAGAAGAGCGTACAAGCCGTTTTTCATTTTGGATGTTTTTGATCCAAACTCAGCGATGCTTTTCAGGAAGCCCTTATTTGCAGAGTAGTCTTGAACACCTGCAAACATGGCGCCCAAAATGACAGCGACACCACCAAGAATGCCAGCAACAGCTGCTGCATGGCTGGGATCAACAAGATCCATGGATTGTTCCGCGTTGACACCAATCTGCTGAATTGGGTCAGGAACCACCTCATCGTCTCCTCCGAGCACTTTCATTTTCACGAGAAGTGCCTTTACGGCGTCACCCATGCTCTGGATTAGTTGCGTCGAGCACAGGCGCGCGTCAGAGTAAAGCCCAATGAGCTTCCTGATCATGTCGAACGGGGTAAACCCGAATTCCGTCGTCAGTTGAAGAAGAAAGACGACGATGGAGGAGAACGACACATTCTGAGCGAGTTGGATGCTCATCAGTGAAATTCGAGACACAGCCATTTCCAATTTCTTAGATTCCGGATGGTCCTCTCCATACGTGTAATTTAAAAGTGTCGCACACGTTTCTGACACGAGGCCACTCACACCCCGAACACCATGCAATGCCCACCACATTGGTGAGAAAGACTGCTCGGCATTCGTGGCTTGGTAAGCCGATGAATATGAAGCCTTGCGGCATTGATGAGATGAAATGATGTGTGGTTTTTCATTCTGCACGGACGTGTTTTTCTCTTTCGATTGGACAGTCATGTTCAGAATCGCTCCTCAGAGCTTTCGCGCCCTTGCACGCTACCGCATAGCTTGCCTTACCCCACGCTGCCACACAGCTTGCCATTCCCCACGCTGCCGCACAGCTTGCCGTTGCCAAACAACTTGATCCTCGTTGCCACACAACTTGCCACAAACCAATGAGTGAATGATTTTCAATGGAACTTGTCCACTTCACATGTATTACTGCTCACTGTGATGGGGGCCATCGACTTCCTTTTCTGGGGTCCGAAAGTCCAGAATTGGAGACCCGCGGCTTGCCAGAGCACGTCTTACTCACAGATCCTCACTACTCCCTACATTGTTTCCGGGCCATTACTTTAAAAGGATTAGACCAACAACTGGGATTTGTAGATAAGGTACTACATGATCCATGTTTAAACACCTCAAACCCAACCACGAAGTTCTAATTGTTCAACAAGTTTTGTGATTAAGTGAATTAATGAGTTCATGATTATGTTGTGTCGATCGTGAGATCTGCAACCCAATGAAGGAAATTAGCCTTATCAGGAGTGTAGGTCACATGATCTTGGGGGGGAGGAATAAGGTAAAACGGCCGATAATCATCACCAGCAGCTGCATAAACAGTTAACTGGGTAGTATCACCGGCTTGGACATTTGAATTCAAAACAATTGCGCCAGAATTTGAAGGAGCGATTGCTCCAGTCTCATTAGACCCATCATTCAACAAGAAAGAATAGGGAATATAACAAGGGGCTTCAATTTCGAGCGCATTATTCTGAGAGAGATTCGTACGTTGCAGTGCAAATCCAGAGCCAGTATAATTGCCATTAGCACTAATACCAAGTGGTATATGTGTCGCAAGCAACCATAGGTTGGATTCTCGATTTGCGTTTGTGGAAAACTTAAAACGCATTGATCCTGACCAACATGCAAACATTGCTTGCACAGAGGACAATGGTGTGTTAAATGCTTTGTTTCCAGCAACATAAGCTTGCTCAAATGGCAAATCAGTTAATTGTGGTTGGCAAAAATATTCATGATTAGTGCCAACTAAATCAACTAAGTTACCTTCTTGCAAGTACCCATATCGCTTTGAGAGATCTATGAGTGAAAATTTCTCACCGAAATAATTCTTTGGAGGAACTAAAGGTGATCCAAATGCTACTGAGATAGATGCACTCTCCTTGGCAGTAGAGGTTCGAGTTGTCATCCTGTCAAGGGCCATAGACTGTTCAGCATTAGCTTCAACGTGAAAGTAATATGGATCCAACAAGTTGGCTCGAGGGACAGCAAATTCAAAGTCGTCGCCAGCTGATATATAAATGTTGAACTCAACTCTATCTGCCACATTACTGGGGCGAACAAGAGGATTGAGAACATACACATACACATAACCAACAACATTCTCATCAGAAGCTGTGAGATTATTAAGTTGCGTTGACTTCCATATAATTGCAGAAGTAAATGGGACTGTAATTTGAACATTAGAAGTTTCTTGTAAATCAATAACTGCATAAGGACAGGAATATGCCTGCGCAAGCGTAGGCGTTCCTGAAAACTGATTCGGTATAAATGCAACAAGTAGTCTTCCAGTATGGAATTGAGTCGAGATCATTTCAAAGTTGTAATCAAGAGATCCTCGCCAAAACGAAAACATATTCGAGAGATAAGACAGAAAAGTATTACTAGACTGCTCAGCTCTACCAAAGCTTTCCAATTCAGCTGCAATATTACAAGTGACAGGAAAATACGTAAGGATGTTTCCGCTTGCACGAGCATCCGTCCAAATAACCTGCCTAAATAGCATTGGGACTTTCTTAATATAATCAATTGAACACTCTTCAACAGTAGTTCCAGTTTGTTCAGATTCAGCAACATGGCCACTTTGCGGGTCCAAAGCGAGGCGATAAGATTGATCAACGCCTTTACCATGTGCCATAACTCCTAAAGAATTAATATGAGATTGCGGGTGCACGACTCTGGTAGGGTAGTCAAGACCAAACAGTGAAGCAAGACCTCCAACCAATGGTGAAGCAGATTTAAGTGCTCCACCAAAATTGCCTGTAGCGAGGTTTCCAACAATGTCAGTTGCTTGGTTAGCGATACCAGCTGCCATGTTAAGATATTCCATAGACTGCTCCGCTAATACAGCTCGCCTTCCACGATAAATATGACGATAGATCGGAACATGCACTGACGGATCAGTGGCGAACAGATAGACCGTAACACTCAAAGTATCAGACGCTCCAGTAGCTAGACGGAGAGGATTGAGAACTGAGATTCTTACTCTTCCAAGATTATCAAGACTAGTTGAGTTAGTAGTCATAAAGTTGCGCGGATGCACATACGGAATGACCATCTCAACGGGTTGATTCGAAGAAGCGTTGAGTTTCACGTTCGGTAGGCCAGTGGCATAAACTGCATCGAATGTCCTAACATTTCCTGGAGTGAAAGTGTCCAGGGCCTGATAAAACGGATCAAATGAAGCCATCAACTGACCAGAATGGAATTTTGTACCATTAATCTGAAATTTGAGATTCCAATTAAATTTGAAAAATGAATACATATTCAATGTTTCAGTATGTATGGAATCAATAACAGAGATAACGTCAGGAAAATTAAATGCATTCAGAATTGTTCCAACTCCAGAAGAAGCGGTCCAAGTAAAATGCTGAATAACGACGGGCTTGGATAACTGTTTAGCAGCCATCCAATGCTCATCTGGCATTTGTTTTTCCATTGATATTGGGAGATTCATTAGTGAGTGTCCCAAACGAGCATCGTCTTGCACAAGAGGTTGTTCTTCTACAAAATCAACATTCATCTGGGTTTCAACTTCACTATGTTGTAGTTCGAGATCTTTGTGGTTGTTAGATTGCGGACTATTGAGATTGTTTGTTGTAGTAGTCATTATTATTATGAAAAGTCAATCCAGACTAAGGAGAGACTAGTTACTCAAAATAACACCACAGTCGTAAATTGTGGGCAAGGATACTTTGATCCAGTAAGTCATTAAAAGAAAGTGCGTTTGTGAAACACAACACAGACACAAGCTTTTATCTCGTCGCATGGGGATACCATGACGAGGAGAATAGCGTTCCGCGGGGTTACCGCGCGAAGGCTGCTTATGAAAGTGCTATAGCTTCGACTATAGCACTTTCTTTTAATGACTTACTGGACCAAAGTATCCTTGCCCACAATTTACGACTGTAGTCATTATTATTATGAAAAGTCAATCCAGAC